ATGGATGAAGGATATACGATACAAGAGTGGAATGCTGGTGTTAATGCTGCGGTAAAGTTGTTTAGAAACATATGGCAACCCAGGCCGAAGATAAAAATATCTGAATATGCAGCCAAGCGCAGAGTATTACCATCGAATACACCGTTTCCTGGGTTGTGGTCTAACGATAGGACTCCATATTTAATCGAGCCGATGGACAATATGAGTCCGATGATATCGGTGCAACATACTGTAATCGTTAAAGGAGCACAGCTGGGATTTACGGCTGCCGCAGAAAATGTGGTCGTATATTGGATGGATGTTTACCCGTCTGAAATATTATTCGTATCTGCGACAGAAGAACTCTTGAAAAAATGGGCGACCAAAAGACTGGAACCTGCTATAGATTCTTGTGGCGTTCGCCATAAAATATTTGCTCAGACGGATAATAAAAACAGTCGCCGCACTGGGGATAGAATATTTTCGAAAGAATTCGTGGGAGGCACATTAGATATGGCATCGGCTCAAGCGGCTTCTGCGTTGAGGTCTGACTCGAAACGAATATTGGTGAGGGATGAAATAGACGGAGCACCACAGTTATTGAAAACCGGCGAGGGCGACTGGCTAAAGGTATCTTATGTGAGGACAAATGCATGGGGCAACAGGCGGAAAGTATTAGATTTTTCTACTCCGACCACATATGAAGAAAGCGCTATATGGCCGGAATATGAAGATGGTGACCAACGTAGATTTTTTATTCCCTGTCCGTTTTGTGGGAAGGAACAAACGCTAGAGATAGGCGGAACCGGCACAAAAGGCGGGTTGATGTGGGAAACAACCAAAGGACATTTATCGGAAGTGTACTACAAATGTGATTTTTGTGGAGATGTATTCAGGAATTTTCACAAAGGAGAATTTTTAAAGAAAGGAATTTGGATGCCTACTAGAAAAATAAATACTCCAGAAAAACGGACATATCAGATATCGTCGTTATATAGTCCAGTTGGTATGTTGTCTTGGGAAGAGCTGATAAAAGAATATATTGCTGCGGAAAACGATCCAGAGGCAATGAGATCATTTACAAATTTGTATTTAGGAATGCCGTACAGGGATGAGGGCACAAAGCCTCCGATAGACAAGGTCTATGAATTAAGGGGGAATTATAAATCAGGGACTGTTCCTAACGGTGTATTATTTTTGACATGCGCTATTGACGTTCAGCTGGGGTCTGAAAAAGACACAAAAAGACCTCCACGGTTAGAAATGGAAGTATGTGGTCATGGGATAGGCTACAGAACATGGTCTATACTGTACAAGATTTTTACTGGGTCAGTATTTGATATTCATGGTGGGGCGTGGGAAGAACTGACAGATTTTGTTATGTCTGGTGGCCTTAAATTCATGCGAAATGATGGATTGTCGTTTATGCCTGTTATATCATTTATAGATGCTCGTGACGGTAAAATAAGTGATGTTGTATTTGATTATGCGTCTAGATATGATGGTATATATCCGTCTATGGGTTCCACTGAGATGAAGGCTACAAAGCAAGGGAAGAAAATTTCAGATCTGTTAGACATGCCGAAACGTGGAGACAATGACAAATTGAGATTACATGACAGGGAGGGCGTAAATTATGTTGTATTCGCGTCTAACTGGTATAAGCGTATTTTGTATAGGTCACTAAAGATACAAAGACAAGAGGGCGATATACAAAAAGCCAGATTCTGTGATTTCCCGTCTGATTACCCCGATAAATGGTTCGAAATGCTTATAGCCGAGGAGATGAGAGCGGATCAGAGTTTCTGGAAGCCGTCCAACAGGCCCAATGAGGCGCTTGACTTACGCGTGATGAACATGGCTGCGGGCGAATTGTGGCTCGCGCTAGAGGTTCAGCGGGTAAGAAATCGAGCCATGAAAATCAATAAAATGACCCGAGAACAGGCTAATTTTATCAAATCCAGGCATATATTAGACAATTATGTCAAGGCCACTGCGCGAAAAACAATAAAATCAGCATAAAGTTTCACGTGAAACAAAAAAAAGGAACCCCGTGCCGGAATGGAACGACACGGGGTGGGAGTAGGACATCAACTATCACTATCTCAGCTTAGCATATGTTTACAGATCGGTCAAATAAAAATACAAATATTATACAATAACTGTGCCAAACGTATTGACACAACTTGTGCCACATGTTACCTGATTTATATGGCGTATTTAAGCACAGCTCAAAAAGCGTCTATTTTGGCACAGATTGAGACAAAACAGACTCAATTGGACAATGCTAACGAGACGTTGCGAAAACGCCTAGACCAACAAGTCGATGATTATAGATTTGATACTAGCGAGGGATCTCAAAGCACAAAAAGAGTAAAAATCAAAGAATTACAAGATGTTATAGAGGCATTGGAGTCCCAGATTGATTCGTTGTATCGAAAACTGTCATCTGGCGGGTTGAGATATCTAAATATGCGGCGCAAGGGATTGTATCAAGTTCCGGGATATTATCAAAGATAATGAATATTTTTGAGAACATGGGGTCGATGGAATATTCGCAAGAATATAAGACTTTGCGTGAAGAATTAGCTACTAAACAGTTGCAATCATATGACATTTCGGCTTCTTCTTATGGTACCATGGGGGGCCGATATGGGAGTGGATATTATGGGGCATCGCGCGGCGATGGTAGTAAATGGTCGGCTGGGATGTCCGCCACTGGGTCTAGTCCCATTTTGGATCATTATTTACTGCGCCAAAATGCCCGCTCGGCCGTGTATGAATCACTGCAAGCCAGAGGCATGGTTGAGCGTTACGCCGATACTGTTATAGATATTGGCCTTAAATTGGAGGCTACGCCAAGAGCAGAAATACTCAAAATAGATCCTGAAGCTGCGGAAGAATGGGCTAGAAATACTGAGCAACGGTTCGATGCGTGGGCGAGATCAAAAATGTCAGTGTGGGGAGAAACTATGACATTTTATCAGTCCCAGCGTCTAGCAGAGATACATCAACAACGAGATGGCGAATATTTTGTGAGATTGCATTATTCTTCTGATAGGCGCTTGCAAAATCCGTTGCAAATACAGTTTATAGATCCGAATCAAATAAACGGTTATGGATATACTAGTACATATGGATATCAGATGCCAGAAGATGGTATCATTAGGGACAGAAGTGGCAGAGAAATAGCATACAAAGTATCTGTCATGATGGGAAACGGAAGATATGAGCCTATAACAATACCAGCTTTCGGACGCAGATCTAGGTTGAGATTAATGCTGCATGGGTATCAACCTGAATATGCGGGGCAACAAAGGGGCTATAGTAGGCTCGCTCATGCGCTACAGAATTTCGAAAAACTTACTGATTTCGATTTGGCGCATATCCAAAAGGCTATAAATCACGCATCGATAAATATGTATGTAAAACCTGGCCCTGATGCGGATGCAAGTGATCCATTCGACGCCATGCCATCCAAACAATTTGGTGCTGCGGTTGCTATACCAGATGGAGCCCTAAATGTAGATCCGGCTTCGACATTAGATTTGGGCGATTACGTACAGTATAACGATATCCCAGAGGCAACCATGACAAGACCTGGTGTCGGGGTATTTTCGTTACGTAACGCCGAGGATCTAAAGCCATTCCCAGAGACGGCTCCAGCTGAGCAATATGATAGATTTGTGGACGCTTTTACTTCTTATTTGGCTGCGTCAATATCGATGCCGATAGAAGTTTTATTGATGCGGTTTAATCAAAATTATTCTGCGTCCAGAGCATCTTTGGTATTGTTTTGGAGGGTGGCACAAATATGGCGTGAAGAATTAGCGGCTGATTTTTTGAACCCAATTTATGAGGCTTGGATAACTGGAGAAATATCAAGCGGTAGAATTATTGCCCCAGGATGGCAAGATCCTATTATGCACCAAGCGTGGTTGTGTAACAATTGGATCGGTTCTCCGATGCCGGATATAGATCCACTAAGACATGCCAAGGCCGTAAAAGAATATATCGAAGTAGGAGCCACGGATCTTGATAGAGTAGCAAGGAACCTTAATGGCTCATCTGGGGCAACGAATAGAGCTAAATTAGCCAGACAATTGGAGGAATTAACATCCCCACCGTGGAGCAAAAAAAGTTCCGCTGGTAGTAGTACTATGAAAACCGCGGAAGACGAAGGGAGCGAGGAAGAAAATGGCTAGCGCTGTAGTTGTGTCATGTACTGCCGACGCCTGGACTAAAGTTGCTACAAATCTGCCGGCTGCAACTGTACATATTTTGGATAGTATTCCGAGTCAATATTTGTATACATACAGGGATACAACTGGAGCTGCTCCGTCTGGGACGCCTGGAGCCGAAGCGGTAGTAATGCGTTTTGGTGAGCCGCTTACTGTGCAGGTATATACAGGCGGTACTAATTTTGATTTATATGTGTACGCCAAAGGCGGGACTGGTAGTGTCCGCGTGGATGCATTGGTATGAAATTCCCACGTATTATAACGGAAATTGCTAACGCTCAATGGGCGATGAATCATAGTGCGTTTTCTGCAATGCTTTCTATAATCGATGGTGATGACGCAGACAGATCAATATTCCATGCGTTAGAAGAATATCAAAGGGAGGCATTTACTGGAGTTCTAGGAGATCCGGCGGAGGGCTCTGATCTGACTAGGATCAAAGGTAATATAGGATTTTTAGATATTGATGGACCTATAGTACACAGATCCAATGGCGTAGCAAAAGTTTCTGGCCTAACTTCGATCCAAGGTTTAACCAGGGAATTCAAGGCTCTGGAAGAAAATCAGGATGTGACAGAAATTGTCCTATTGCTTGATACACCTGGTGGTGTCGTCAAAGGGACATCTGAATTTGCGGATATGATTGCCAAGAGCAACAAACGTACAACTGCGTATGTATGGGGCACCGCGGCCAGCGCTGGGTATTGGATAGCTGCATCGGCTGATAGGATTATATCGTCTGACACTGGTATTGTAGGATCTATAGGCGTTGTTATGACCTACGATCTTAATGCAAAAACAGGAATCGGTAAAATTATATCTAGTCAATCTCGCAATAAACAGCTTACC